CGCAAGGGCATAGAAAACGAACCCGGCGCAGAGGCTATCCGTAATTTGATTCTGGTAAGCACCATGATATTGGAGCGAGTCCGCAACCACTACGGAATACCGTTCTCCCCCAATAGCGGGTTCCGGGGTTTGGAACTGAACCGTGAGATAGGGTCCTCCGACAAATCCCAGCACGTCGAAGGAAAAGCCGTAGACTTTGAAGTCCCCGGNANCGACAACAAAGAGGTCGCTCTATGGGTCAAGGAAAACTGTAGTTTTGACCAGCTTATTCTGGAGTTCTACAAAAAAGAGGACCCTCACAGCGGCTGGGTCCATTGCAGTTACGACATAGACAAAGATCCACAGGGGATGAAGTCAAACATCTTTGACGGTAAGGTGTGGAGCGAACTCGTCTAGTTCCAGCGCGTTGGGTAGTCGCACAGAAGCAGACAATCCGGCTCCTTCTTAATAAGCTTTTCTAACGTTTCGACGCGCTTCTCCAAGGAGCGGCGTTCCTGCGTTGACCAGACACTGCTAGCGCCCCCAACTAAAGCGGAGGCGAGGGGAGTGCAGCCGATTAACGACACAAGTAAAGCAAGAATGATTATCATTATTATAATATTCATGAAGACGACTGCTTTTGATATCATCGTCTAAAACCCCCAACGCTGTCTTCCTCAAGACCACTCAAGGTTTTTCCTAATACAGCCGTGTCCATATAGTCCTGAATATCCTCTATATGCTCCTCGTCTGTTGATCCAATATCTAAGTCGTGTGTGTTTACATGGTGCCATCCAGGCACCGTTATCCTTATTTTGTAACCATTCCAGTTAAATTCCCGCATACCCCGGAAATGTGTGCGAACAACACTTCCTGTTTTCCTGATATGTGTTTTCACAATGTGAAATATCTTTTTCTTCCTGCCTCTGTCGTTTACATATAAATCACGGTCTTTGAAAAAATATGGTGTGCGTAAGACGTTAACGCTAAATATAGCGGCTAACCGGCCCTTGTACGCTTTCACCTTTATCATTGAATTGGCGGCGGCTATTTGAGCATTCGCGGTTTCGATAAAAAGTGACGCTAGAAATGGTTGCACGTCTTTGCCGTGTTCTTTAGCCCAGCCTTCAAAAAATTCTGGGACGCCCCACCTCCTTCGCGGAATGGTAAATGTAGATCCTCTACCCCTACCTTTTTTCCCCCGGATCGTAATGTTTTTGTTTTCAAGAACCTTTAGTATATGGACCTCTCCGCTAGGAGAAACATTAAGGGCAAATTCAGTCGGAGCGCCACCTTTCATTGATCCATGAAACGTGTCCCAGTATACGGTGCAACAATAAACATCCCCGCTATTGACAGGCTGCACCGTAGTCGGCGCTCTATCCGAAAGGTATTTGTTAAAATAGACCGCGAAAGGAACGTATAATTTCTTTTCCTTATCTATCTTCACCTGTTGGGAGCGACTGCCGTGCAGCACCATTCCAAAGGAGGGGCGAAGTTCAAGCCATCGTGGTTCTAGAACGTCGCATTCATACCCTTCGACCTTCCTCTCCGGTAATATATATGCGCCGATTTGTGAGTATAAGTCATATGCATTTTTATCACCGCGCTTCATACGTTTGAGGATGACAAAATACCTGCCGAGTTGATCTAGGATGGTATGGCGAAAATAAAATTCCCCGTACTCGTCCTGCTCTGCGGCTGGCACAACCTTAGAAATTACCTTGGCTGGCGCAACCTCTGAGGTTTCCTCCCCGAGGGGAGGTTTGAAATAGGTTGTTATTAGCAGCCAATATTTTCTAATTCTCTGCATTACCGATCCCTGAAAGGCGACCACACCCGCTATTTCAGCCATTCTCTCGCATCCTCCCCAAGCACTGTGTCGGCAATCCGGATCTTGTTTCGCAAGGCATCCACAACCTTTTCGTCTATAGTCTTTGGCGATATCAGATCGATATAAGTCACGTTGTTCTTCTGACCTATGCGGTGGGCGCGGTCTTCTGACTGCAACCGTAGCTCTAGATCATAGCTGTTGGAGAAATAAATCACCGTGTTTGCAGCGGTCAAAGTCAATCCGTATCCGCCGGTTTTAGGGTGCCCCACGAGGAAACGTAATTCGGAATGCCGGTCCTGGAAAGATCCCACGACTTGTTGGCGTTCTGAATCAGGGGTTTCCCCGTGGAGCGTTGCGACCGCTTGTACGCTAAAGCGGTCGCGCAGGGCCTCGGCAATCGCGCGAATGTCCCGGGTCCATGTCGCCCATATGATTGCCTTGCCCTGTATCTCTTCGACAATGTTTAAAAGTTCACCAAGTCTGTTTGATTTGACCGGGTGCGTTTCACCTTCGTCGTCTGTCAAGTGACCCAGACAGATTTGTTGCAGGCGCATTATCTGCGTCAGAACATTTTGGGTTGTCGCAAGTTCTCCGCTTTCCAAGCGGGCTAGCGCCAAGTGTTTCATTTGTGTGTAAGCGTCCGACTGTTCCTTCGTCAGTTCGACCGAGCGGCGTACATACACCTTCTCCGGAAGATCTAAACACTCTTCCTTGCGAACGCGGTAAGAAAAGTTTTGTAATTTTTCGGTGAGTTCGTCCAGCCTGCGGAATCCTAAGATCTGGTTAAAAGAGTGTGCGCCCATGGACCTGCGCTGCACCACGGCATACCGGCCTTGAAACGCATAGTAACTTTTGAACCCCAAGATTTCCGGGGACAGAAAATCCATTTGGCTGTACAAGTCCATGGGAGATTTGGTGACCGGTGAGCCCGTTAGAATTCGCTTCGTTACCGCGCCACGGCCCACGTCACACACGGCCTTTGTCCTCTTTGCGCGCCTGTTCTTTATTGTAGTGGACTCATCTACAACCATGCAGGCCTTGAATTTCTTTACAAAAAACTCCGCGACATCGACACCTTTTTTGGTAGAAAACGCCTCAATATTCATCAACAAAAACTTCAACTTCCCAACGGGCTGTGATAAATCAGTAAGCTCTTTTCGTTTTGCCTTGGTCAGGCTGGGCTTCCACAACACCACTTCGTGGTCTATCCGGTCAGGGAGGTGCGCCGAGATCTCGCCAATCCAGTTTGCAATAACGCCTTTGGGGGCAACTATGACCGCCAGATTAATTTTCCCGCTCTCGTAATTGTATCCAATTGTATCAATGCAAACCTTTGTTTTTCCGGTCCCCATGTCCATAAGAAGGGCGTAGTTCTCGGTGTCGCAACTGGCGTCGAACGCCTCCCGCTGGTGCTCGTATGGGGTGGTTTTAAAATTAAATTCGGGCATGGGTGAGATTTCTCTTGCATCGTCTGCGTAATACCCATATAAACATATTCGACGGTCAAGTCAACCGCCGATGAACGAACGAGGACTAAGGATGAACGATTTACTATCTCAAATGGCCGCTGATTCCGGTACGAGAACCGATCAGCTAGACCAACTGGAAGAAGGCAAGCTTGACGCAGTGGCGCGTCTGGCAAATGAAGCTGCCGAGTTGGAAATAAAGTTGGCCGACGCCGAGCGTCAGATGAAAGACGCTAAAAAGGCCCTGCATAAAATCACTGACGAGCAACTGCCCGAGGCACTGGAAGTTATGGGCCTCGAAAAGTTTACGTTAAAAGACGGCAGCGAAATTGCAGTCAAGCCTATTTTTGCAGCTTCGATTCCAAGAGACCGCAGGCAGGAGGCTTTCCAATGGCTGCGCGACCACGACTTTGGTGATATCGTCAAAAACAACGTGACCGTAACGTTTGGTCGCGGAGAAGATGATGTTGCAAGACAGTTCGTGGACTTGTGCGGTTCACGAGGTTTCGCTCCCAACCAAGCNGAAAAAGTCGAACCAATGACTTTGAGGGCGTGGCTTCGGGAGCGGGTAGAAGCGGGCGACTCCATCCCGCTTGATTTATTTGGAGCTTTCATCTCACAACGAGCAACTATCAAGAGGAAAAAATAAGATGGCTAGAGCAGTAGCAAAAAAGAAGCAAGCAAAGCTTGCGGTAATGTCCGAGGACATGTTCGCCGCCGACGCGGGCGTTGGCGTCAATAATCTCGGGTCCGAGGACCTCGCAATCCCCTTCCTGAAGGTCTTGCAGAAAATGTCCGACGAGTTGGACGATCTGGGCGACGCCAAGCCCGGCGACATCTACAACACCGTCACCAAGGATGTCGTGAGGGGCAAGGACGGGGTGACCGTCATCAACTGCGCGTATAACCTCCAGTACATTGAGTGGGAGCCCCGGGGCACCGGGTCTGGCGCACCTCACCAGATTTACAGTGCGGGTGATACCATTCCCCAGACCGAAAGGGGGGAAGACAACAAAGATTACGTTGTCGGAGGCAATGGCCGTTACCTTGAGCGCACGGCACAGCATTACGTCTTGATCATAGACGAAGACGGAATCACGCAGCAGGCCCTCCTGCCCATGAAATCGACACAATTCAAAAAGTCGAAGCAGTGGAACTCCGCGATGCGGAGCCTGAAAATGAAGGACCAGAAGGGGAACTTGTTCACTCCTCCCCGGTTTGCGTACACGTGGTTGCTGGAAACGGTTTCCGAGGAAAACAAGAATGGAAGCTGGCACGGCTGGCAAATCAGCAAAGGCGACGTGGTCAGCGATCCGTTGATCTACGCGGAGGCCAAGTTGTTCGCGGAGAGCATTCAATCGGGTCAGGTCAATGTCCGTCATCAACGTGACGAGGACAGAGACACGACCGATGATGAAGACACGCCGTTTTAATCGGAGTAGGGGGAGGGGTTAACTCTCCCCCGTTTTCCATGCAGGAGCAAGTAAACAGATTCGCACGGCTGTTCCGTGGATTGAACCGGGCATACGGGGCCCTCGACCTCACCAACAAGGATGCGCGGGGGAAGGTCAAAGGCAAATACAAATTCATCCACGAACCACGGACCGCCGACACGTTTGAATCCCACCTGAGCGGTGAGATGAGCATTGGTGTTGTGCCAATTAACGAGGAGAATTTATGCCGGTGGGGTGCAATTGACGTTGACCAGTACCCCCTGGACCACATCCAGATAATTTCCACGATCAAAAAGCTGGCCCTCCCAATGGTGGTTTGCAGAAGCAAATCAGGCGGGGCGCATATTTATTTGTTTTTCAATGAGTTAGTAGAGGCCGAAAAGGTCCAGCTTAAATTAAAAGAGATTGCATCCGAGATAGGGTTTGGCGGCTGCGAGATTTTCCCCAAGCAGATAAAGCTGGTTTTGGAGCGCGGGGACAACGGCAACTTTCTGAACTTGCCGTACTTCGACCAAGAGAACGGCTTGCGGTATGCCGTCAAGGAGGACGGCAGCGCGGCCACGTTGGACGAGTTTCTCGACCTTGCGGAAGCTTCCGCCATCAGCGAACAGAATTTAGACGAACTTTTAAGCGTTGAGGCCCCGGAGGTCGATCAGAGACTCAAGGATGGTCCACCGTGCTTACAGGCTCTAATGCGGCAGGGCTTTCCGCAGGGTACCCGGAACAACGGCCTGTTCAATCTGGGAGTGTACCTCCGCAAATCCTACCCCGACGAATGGGAAACGAAGATCCTCGACTACAACCAGACAATCATGGAGCCCGCCCTAGACCTGAAAGAGGTCAACGTGGTTGCGGATCAGGTGAAGAAAAAAGATTACCAGTACAAGTGTGCCGACCAGCCAGTCTGCAATTTTTGCAACCGGGATCTGTGCCGTAGCCGCAAGCACGGCGTTGGCGGTGGAGCGAACACGCCCAGCGTTGCGAACCTGCGAAAATACGATTCCGAGCCGCCGCTCTGGTTCCTCGACGTGAACGGGAGCCCGGTCGAACTGGACACCGAGGGACTGCAAAAACAACCACGCTTCCAGATCCTCTGCATGGAGCAAATAAACTTCATGCCCCGAACGATCACACGGCAGGCATGGGAAGCCCAGATGAACAACCTCTTGAGTCAGATGCTAGACACGGAGGGGGCGGTAATCTCGACCTCCGATGACACGTCACTGCGCGGTCAGTTCTACGACATGCTGGAGGAATTTTCGACGCACATGCAGTCCGCGCTCGACAAGGAAGAAATGCTGCTCCGCCGCCCATGGACCGACGAAGAACAGGGACGAACATTCTTCCGGCTTAAAGACTTTGAGGCTTTCCTGAAACGAAACAAGTTTTTTGAGTATAAGAGCAACAAAATCGCGCAGCGCCTTCGCGACATCGACGGCAAGTCCGAGCAGTTCCGAATAAAAGGCCGCGTGGTCCGTTGCTGGTCTATCCCGGCGTTCGCCAAGGTCACCGAGGAATTTGAATCCCGGTTTGAGGACGAGGAGGAGGTTCCGTTTTGAGCAATGCACCACAGAACTGGAGTGTGATTCTTCGGGAGTTGCGAACGCAGGCCGGGATCTCGCAGGCGGAGTTAGCCCACAGGGCGTCTATGAGCCAGAGGACTGTCGCGGAGTACGAAAACATCAACGTCCCCAGACAGTTATCCATATACAAGGTTGAAACAATCCTAGCTGCTCTTGGCTACGAACTCGACGCAATGAAGGTGTCCGACGATGTTTAGGTATTTTGGGCCTCCCGGGACCGGCAAAACCACCACGCTTCTGAATCAGGTCGATGCCCTGCTGGCAGGGGGGATGGCTCCGAACGAGATTGGCTATTTTGCGTTTACGCGGAAAGCGGCCCACGAAGCACGGGACCGTGCTGTTGCTAGATTTAATCTGGACCCGGAAAAAGATTTCCAGTTTTTCCGCACCCTCCACAGTCTGGCTTTCCAGGTTCTGGGGATGACCGCTGCCGAGGTCTTGGGCGACCGGGGCCTCAAGAACTTTAGCAACGAGACGGGCATTGACCTGTCTTCGGCGGGCAATGAGCACATAGCGGATGACGGTTTTGTGTTGCTGAAAAGCAACAACCCCATCATGCGCGCAATTGACCTAGCCCGGAATTCTCTGGAAGGTCCGCTGTATGCCTACAACCAGACCGAGCTACCCATACCGTTCTATGAATTTGAGCATCTCTACTCCGAGTACACGCGCTTCAAAGCCGTCAATGGGTTGAAAGATTTTACCGACATGATGGTTGAACTGTCGGAGAGGCCCGGAAGCATTCCGTTTTTGAAAACCGTGTTTCTGGATGAGGCGCAAGATCTGACGCCGTTGCAGTGGAAAGTGGCGCACCACCTGAGTGACAGAAGCGACCGCATGTTCGTCGCAGGCGATGATGACCAAGGCATCTACCGTTGGGCAGGCGCGGACATTGACCGGTTCGTGACACTGGGCGGCGGCTCTGAAGTCCTCACTCAGTCCTACCGAATACCGCGAAGCGTACACCGGGTTGCAGATTCCGTGGTCCGCAGAATTCACAAGAGGCAGAAGAAGGACTGGTTGCCGAGAGAATTTGAGGGGAGCGTGCAACGCACTTACGACGAAACGGGCGTGTCGTTTGGTACTGACCAAGAGTGGTTGGTTCTGGCGCAGGCCAATTACATGCTGGATGATCTGGCTGCACACCTCAAATCAAGCGGAGATTTTTTTGAACGCCGGGGCGCTCCATCTCTCAAACAGAACGTCCGCAACGCTATCGGATCTTGGAACTACCTCCAGCAAAGACCTCACCACGAAGTGTCTTTAAAGGAAGCGGTCAACCTTTACGACCACATATCTAGCGGTAGTGGCCGATTAAAACGCGGCGCTAAGAAGATGCTGGGAGGTGCCGACGAACAAGACCTGTTTTCGTTGGGCACGTTGCGGGCGCATTTTGGCTTGGAGGCACCCGACGCAACGTGGGACGTGGTGCTGAACCGGATTGAGGACGAGGACCGGGCCTATGCGACGGCGCTGCTGAACCGGGGCGTCAACATTTTTGAGAAGCCTAAGATCCGACTGTCCACGATCCACGGTGCAAAAGGCGGAGAGGCGGATAACGTCCTACTGTTCACGGACTTGTCCGGCAAAGCTTTGAAAGAAATGGAAAAAAACCCCGATGACGCTCACCGCGTGCTATACGTTGGCGTCACAAGGACCAAGAAGAATTTGGTTTTGAAGATGCCCGAGGATTCACAGCGGGGGTGGGCAATATGAGCCGCGTACTTCTGCCGGTGCCGCGTATGCTTGTGATCCTAGAGAGCCCGTATGCAGGACTAAATGTTGACGCCAACCTAGAGTATGCCCGCGAGTGTCTTCTAGACAGTTTGTCTAGGGGGGAATCCCCTATAGCTTTTCACCTTCTGTACACGCAGGTCTTAGATGACGAAGATCCAGTTCAACGAGCGCGGGGTCTTGATGCGTCCGCAGAGTGGTACGAGAAGGCAAATGCCGTTGTCGCATACACCGATCTTGGAATTTCCCCAGGCATGGAGAAGGGCATCAGCCTCGCGGAACACCTATCGATTTTTGTCGAACACAGAAAAATACGGAGTGATGACTAAATGCCAGCCCTGGAAGCCTTGGAGAAAGCTGCCGAACTTGTCGGTGGCGACCGCGCCGAAGCTTACGGCGACATTTATCAGAACCACAAGAACATTGCCATGCTGTGGAATGGCTACCTGTACAATATTGACGAGCTAAAACCGGAAGATGTAGCCAATCTGATGGAATTGATGAAAATAGCCCGACGCAAAACCGGCGTGTTCAATGCTGACAACTACGTCGATGGAGCAGGGTACTCCGGAGTCGCGCTGGAGTGCCGGGAAGGAGAGGACAACTTTAACCAGATTCTAGGGTTCAGTGAGGATTCTTAAATGAGCTTTGAAAAAATGTGGCCCGGATCCGTTTGCTGCGCGTACTGCGGCGAGGGCGTGTTCAATCCCAACGACGAGAACGTCTCCGATCCGAGTTTTGGGGTGTTATGTGACGAGTGCTACGAAGAGGAGATGGAGAACTTCAAACTTGATGAGGCACACGCCGATCACATGAACCGGATGCACGACCTACGAAACCATGGCGTCGTTGTGCTAGAGGATTACCGTGAAAAATAATCTGCAAAAGCCCAGATGGGGCGTCAAGACCGAATGGGTGCCCGTGGACCATCTCCCATCGACGCCCAGTGGCATCAAGGAAATTGCGATTGACCTTGAGACTAAGGACCCACGTCTCAAGACCCACGGTCCCGGTTGGCCCACGGGTCACGGCGACGTGGTGGGGTTTGCCGTGGCATACGAAGGGTTTAACGCATACCTGCCCATTGCTCACGAAGGCGGCGGCAACCTCGACCGTGGCATCGTTATGAAGTGGTTTCAGCGAGAAATCGCCAACCACCCATCCGACAAGATCTTTTACAATGCAGCCTATGACGCAGGTTGGTTAGGGCAGCTAGGCATAAAGCTGGAGGGCCGTATGCTCGACGCCATGCTGGCTGCACCTTTACTCAACGAGAACCGGTTCAGTTATTCGCTCAACGCCGTCGCATACGACTACCTGGGGCTTATGAAGTCGGAGGCCGCATTGCGGGAGGCCGCACAAGAATTTGGCGTTGACCCCAAGGGGGAGCTTTACAAATTGCCCGCATGTTTTGTCGGTGAATATGCAGAGGCGGACGCCAAACTGACGCTCGACCTCTGGCAGGTTTTCAAAGCCGAACTGACCAAGGAAGACCTCTGGCAAGTCTTTGAATTGGAAGCGTCCGTTCTCCCGCTGTGTATTGAAATGACCCGTCGCGGCATCCGCGTAGACCTCGACGCCGCCGAGCGCCTCAAGCAAGACTTCATTAAAGTCGTCAAGAATCTAAAGTCCGACATTAAGAAGGAGACGGGTCTGGAGTTTGAACTCTGGGCTGCCGCAAGCATAGCTAAAATCTTCGATCATCTGAGCATACCCTATGGCCGCACCAAGACGGGTCTCCCCAGCTTCACCAAGAACTTCCTGTCGCAGCATGAACACCCAATTGCCCAGAAGATTGCAGCCGCCCGCGAGAACGACAAGATAGGCAACACCTTCCTGTCCAGTATAACGCGGTACACGGACGAAGGCCGCATCCACGGTCATATCAACCAATTACGCTCCGACGGTGGCGGCACGGTAAGCGGGCGCATAAGTATGTCCAACCCCAACCTCCAGCAAATTCCTGCACGCAACCCCGAGACGTCAAGGAAGATACGCGGGCTGTTCCTGCCGGAAGAAGGAGAGAAGTGGGCGTCGATGGATTTTGACCAGCAGGAGCCGCGCATACTAGTCCACTTTGCAAGCCTCACGGGCAAGCGTGGTCTGACCGGATCCGACGCTTTTGTTAAAGCCTACAAAGAAGAACCCAAAACCGACTTCCACGAAATGGTCGCCAGCATCGTTGGCGTGTCGAGAAAGCAAGCCAAGGCCGTCAACCTGGGCATCATGTACGGCATGGGCGTAACGCGCCTCGCGGAACAGCTTGATGTGCCGGTTGATGCGGCGAAACGGCTCATGCGCCAGTACCACAATGACGTGCCCTTTGTGAAAGAATTGATGGACCGCGTCCAGCGCAAGGTATCGCACCGCGACAAGGGTGGGTTTGTCCGATCCCTGCTGGGCCGCAAGTGCCGGTTCGATCTTTGGGAACCCAACCTATTTGTGTCAGCCCGGGCGCTGCCAAAGGAAGAGGCCACGATTGAGTATGGCGATAATATTAAGCGCGCATACACTTATAGGGCCCTGAACCGGCTCATCCAGTCGAGCGCAGCGGACCAGACCAAGGCGGCGATGGCAGCGGTATACAAAGAGAGGAAAAAAGTTCCCCTCGTCCAGATCCACGATGAACTGGCCTTTTCCGTAGCGGAAGTGGCCGAGGCCAAAGACCTCTGTTCCATTATGGAGTCGGCCTACGAGCTTGAGGTGCCGAGCCCTAGCGACATCGCGCTAGGCGACAACTGGGGGAGCTTGACCAAACTTGATAAATCCGATACTTTCCCAGACAAATGAGGATTGAAACATGAACCCAGACAAATGGAAGAGCGTCGTGGTTCCAATTGAGAGCTACCGCGTGCTGAAAAGCATGGCCGAAAAAGAACGCCGCACCATCTCCGGGCAGTTCACTCTTGTGCTCGAACAGGTGACCGGTGAGCGTATCGAAGATTCGCCAAAAGAGGTGTAACATGACCGCTGTTGTTGCGACCGCCGTGTTTTATGCCATTTGTGTGGCAGTCGCGGCGTTCAGTTAAATGGGCAAGCGATCCGATTTTGAGCGACGTGAGCGGGATTTTTACCCCACGCCAATCAAGGCCGTAGAGCCTCTCATTCCCCATCTTCCGCACCGGTTCACCTATGTTGAGCCGTGCGCCGGAAAGGGCGATCTGGTCAAGGCGTTGGGCAGTTTTGAGGGCGTCGCTCACGGCGGAAGGTTCTGTGCCATTTGCCATGAGGCGTCTGACATTCACGCGGGCGGTTACTACAGCCACCCAGGAACTGCTAGCGCGATCAAACAGCGCGATGCTTTGGACATTGAAGACGTGCCGGAAGAAGTGGATTTCTTCATTACCAACCCGCCCTGGGACAGGACGATCCTCCACCCTCTAATTATTCACCTGTCGTCAATTCGGCCAACGTGGCTGCTGTTCGACGCCGACTGGGTACACACCCGTCAGGCGGCAGGGTATCTGATGTTTTTACGAAAGATAGTGTCAGTTGGCCGTGTCAAATGGATCCCAGAAAGCGCCCATACCGGGAAAGATAATTGCGCGTGGCACCTTTTTGAACAAAATTACCCGGGCTGCGGTTCGGTTGTGCCGCAGTTTTTTGGCCGGGGGCTACAGGTTGCGTAGAGCCAGAGCTAGTGTTAGTGCGGTCCCTGCGGGGCCTCCCTCCTCAAGGGCGGTGTTTGACTCCCACTGCTGCGGGACTGCACGGGTGGGAGACCGCGATCCCAAAACGGTCTCCCACCCCCCTATGGAGCGCGTTCCGCATGGATTCTGCGCCGGGTGCTATTCGTCGCTGGTATACCGCGATCCCAAAACGGTCTCCCACCCCCCTCCTCTGCACCCGCCGCGCAGCGAGGTATAGTAGATGAATGACTCCTACTCGCACACGAAACGAACCAAGACCCGGAGGCGAGGCCGTCTGAGGCCCTTCAATTTCAGGAAAAGCGCAGGGGCGCGTTCCGCATGGAAGAACACGAAGAAAAGGAAACGCGGACAGGGCAAATGACCTGTTCCATTTGTGACGGCGACTTTAACTTACAAAAAGAAGGCGGCGTTGCGGGTTATTTTGGCGTATGCCCAGTTGCCTTCTGTGTTTGGTGCTATTCGTCGCTGGTAGACATGGTGCGACAAGGCTGCACCCATTGCCACGACGAGGACGGCCGAACCGTAACTATCCAATAAAACCCGTTGACGGCGTATATTTTTTTGCCTATTAATCTAGGATTACTCCTAGTAAAGGGTAGAAGATGTTAATTAGTCTGTGGAGATGGCACCGGCTCATGTGCAGAAAGCCGCTGGATCACGCACCACGGCCCATCAAAACCAGTGGCGCGCGCATAGAGAAATTGCGCCAGGGTCTACAAGACATTGTTGACGTTGATGCGCTGGACAGCAGCGGCCAATGGGCCGCGCCCGCCAAGATGGCGAGGGAAGTTCTGGAGGAGGATGATGATGGAATGGAAACCCGCCAGCGTTCCTCTTTATGAGGTATCCGAATACGGCGACTTTCGGTTGTTGGTAAATAGGTCAAACCTTCTGGCTGGAAAAATTTTAAAGGGGCGGGTGACGAAGAGCGGCCACCGGGAATTCCATATTCGGGTGGCCGGAGTGGGAAAGCACGTCTCGGCCCACCGAGAAGTGTTGTTTGCATTCGTTGGCCCACCACCGACCCCGGATCACCAGTGCGCCCATTGGGACGGTGACCCGCTAAATAACCATTACAGTAATTTACGTTGGGCGACGGCAGCAGAAAATACCGCAGACAAGATCCGGCACGGACGCCACATGGCCGGAAACAGAACTTTTACCAAGGAACAGGTTTTGGACATGCGGTCGATGCGTGATGCGGGGAAGACATACGCTCAGATCAGAGAGGTCTACGCAATTTCCAAAGGAAATTTGAGTGCCATAATTAACCGGGAAACGTGGAACCACATTTGAAGGGGAGGATGATGAAAACACTTGAAGACGCTAAGACCGAGTGGGTGAGCGCGATTCACGGCGAAGGCGCGCGCTGCCCATGCTGCGACAGGTGGGGGAAAATTTATCCCCGTCATTTCAACGCTTCAATGGCAAAAGCCTTGATCTGGCTGGTTGGTGAGGGCTTCGACTGGACTGACGTGCCAAACACCGCGCCCAAGTGGTTGACCCGCACAAACCAACTTCCCACCGTGCGATGGTGGGGGTTAATAGAGCGCCAGAGCCCTAAAACTCCTGCGACCAAGCATTCTGGCATGTGGAAGCCTACCCTAAGAGGCTGGCGTTTTGTCCACGGCCTAATAACCGTTCCCGAAACAGTCCACACCTACAATGCAGGTGTAGTGAGATACAGTGACAAAAACATTTTTATACGGGATGCCTTCAAGACGCATTTTGACTACGAGCAAGGTATGCTTCCGGTTCCGCAAATGCCCGAAAGGTCGCAAGGCGAACTGTGGGATGTTTAAAATGGGGTGACCGACATCCAAGATTGCCCCTGGTGCGGTGCCGTGACCAGACTACTTTTTGTCCGTGGTCACTATGAGTGTACGGCCTGCCACAGGCCCGTGCTGGATTGTTGCGACGGGGAGGTCGAAAATGAAAATTCTGGTGGTGCTGGCGACGGCAATGCTGATCGCGAGCGCGGCGGCGGCAAACGATGACAAGCACTGCTTGGCCGAGGCTATGTATTTCGAGGCGAGAAATCAGGGCTGGCGCGGAATGCTGGCCGTGGGTGTTGTCATACAAAACCGCGTCAAAGATCCGCGATACCCGAATGATGTTTGTGGCGTGGTGCGACAAGGCCGCTATCGCGGCGGCCAACCTGTCCGGCACCAGTGCCAGTTTTCATATTACTGCGATGGCCTGCCAGAACGGCCCGCAGAACCAAAATTCTGGAGGCGTGCAACCGACCTAGCCAGCCTTCTCCTATCCACAAAGCTGGTGTTTACCGGCATAGAAGATGCCACGCACTATCACACTACGAGTGTCAAGCCGCGATGGGCCACGGCCCTTGAACCACGGGACCAAATCGGGGACCACCTGTTCTACGCACAAAGATGAGAGGAAAGATCATGGGCGCGACCAAAAAAGCTATGTATGCAAGGTTGGAAGAAATGTGGAAAGAAACGGAAGCACAGGAAAAGGCACAATTGCTAAGGGATGAAGAAGAAGAGCGCGCAGAGGCGATGCGCGAGGACCAGATGATTGAAGAAGATATACAACGGCAGTTGGAGGAAGCGGAAGACGAGCGCCTGCTTGAAGAGCAGATTGAAGACGATATCCAGCGGCAGGAAGCAGAAGCGGGTTGACGTTCGCGTCAGACAACCGTATAAATGGGACTTGTCCCATAACACAGGAGTCTAAAAATGTTCGTAGGCGCAACGTTATACGGAACCGGTAAGCTCGGCACAGGCATCGTGTCTCCCGATCAATATGGCGAATATATTGTCGTCAAGGAGCGTGTTCTTGCTTCAACATTCCGCCGAGCCAATGGCTCTTCGATATACAACTACAATCTAAGCTGTCTGAGCATAACGCGCGACGACCTCGGACCTCGGTCGCATACGGTCGAATTCCTGACGATACGGGAAGACGAATTAGAAGACGCCGTGATCCACGGCTACTACGGGTGGATCAGCCCGCGCGACATGCCTCCTGCCGTACAACGATGCTGACCCAGGAAACACCCCGGTCATAACCTCCGGGATTGTTCTCGATTCGTTCTTGTCCGCAAGACCTTGAAATCATTTATGGAATCCTTTGGGTGCGGCGTATTGTCACACCCCCGTTGACTTTATGGGATAAATCTGATATACTTATTTTAATAAAAGATCGAAAAGATCCGTTCTAACACATCGTGAATAGGACACTCAGCTATTGAGACGAGCCGTGGGCCATCCGCAAGGAGTCAACCCATGGCAAAACTCAAACTACTTCCCATCAAAGATGGACGCGACAAAAACCGGTATTGCGGGCCTTCCGTAATATCAGCACTAACCAAACTGACGACCGGAGAGGCCGCGCGGCTAATCCGGATGCAGTCACCTGACCGCAAGTCGGTCAAAGGCACGCACAGCTACGAAGTGCAGCGAGCCCTTAACGCCTGCAACATCGACATGAGGCGTTGCCCGCTTGTGTCAAACGGCAGGAGCCGACGCCCGTCGCTTGCGGCGTGGCTCAAACAATCAAAAAAAGACCGTACCCCAGGCCGCGTCTTCCTGATCGTGGCAGGCAACCACTGGCAACTGGTCAGCGGAAGGCGCTACACCTGCGGACGAATACGGGACATCGTGTCGATCAAAGACAAGCGGGTGAAGCGCCGAGCGCACGTTTCAGAGGTTTACGAATTGACCTCCTCAAACGTCGCAAAGCCAGACATCGACGTCACAAAGCCCAAGGCAAAATCAAATCCCGCCTACTACCACGTCAGGAAAATTATAAAAAAGTACCCGGAATTTGATCTGTCATACGAAAGAGAATCGCAGTTCGATGGCGTTGGGACCGACTACTGGGTCACGATGAGCGGCCCGCTGGAAGAACTGGCTACAGAGCTAGAGCACCCGCTTTGCGACGAGCACTACTGTCACAGTATCTTTGAGGTCTATCTGCGGATGAGGGACATGGTCCTGTTTGCTAAAGAGCACTACTCAAAAGTGGCTCACCTATAAAAGTTAATAATCAATAACCACTAGTCAATAACCA